GGCTGACTTAGTATATTTATTGCAGGCAAGTGGCTACTGAACCTTATCTAATACATCGTTGCAAAGGATGTGGACTATGGATATATGGAAAAAGAGATTACTGCGAAGAATGCGACACGCTGAAGAACAAGCGCAAATAACAAATAGATTTGACAGGCTGAGTATGCTAGGCATGCCAGCAAGCCTGAAAGGCAGCTTGCACGGCAAGCCAGCATTCGCAAGAGCTATGTTTATTGCTGGATTAGCAATTGCACTACTGCCGCTGCAAACACTACAAACAAACGCTGCTGATAAACGCAGCTATCATGTTATGAATGTTAAATTGTATGCCTACAATCAAATGGAATGGAAGCAGTTTGAATGCTATAACTGGCTCATACATCATGAGAGTAGATGGAACTATAAAGCTAAAAATGGTAGCCATTACGGATTAGGACAGATGCGCTCTAAGTGGTATGGCACACTAGATCCATATAAGCAAGTAGATGCACATATAAAGTACATTGAACATAGATATGATGGATGTGCGTGTAATGCATACAATCATTGGAAGGCTAAGGGATGGCATTAGTTAGATGTATAAAGTGCAATGTAATCAATGATGAATCAGAAACAATATGGTCTAAGCAAAGAGATTATGAGCCTTGGTGTTATGATTGTGATGAGAAGGACAGGGCATGGCTTTAAAGCCTTATAGAGCTACTGCTCATTGGAAGAAACTGAGATTGCAGGTGCTAAGACGTGATGGTTATACGTGTACTTACTGTGGTGACGTGGCTAATGAAGTTGATCATATTGTTGCAAAAGTCAAGGGGGGCGAAGATACATTGGATAATTGCACTAGTGCGTGTAGACGATGCAATATTCAGAAGAAGGATCAAGACCAAAGCGTTTTTTTAGCACAACGTTCTACCCCCCCTGCCTTTCGCTTCAATAACTCTCCAAAAGGTGCAAATCAATCCAAATCAGTTCAAAACGGACATACTACAATCCACGTTGATGTGGATTCTCCCTTTATTAGTCCAGGTCAGCCGGGGGCTAATTGAAGAAGGCAATTAAAGGGGCAACCAAGCCGCGCTTGCAGAATGCGCCGCTAAAAGGAAAGTCCAGGCTACCTGAGGTCAAGAAGTTTCTTGATGATCTAAACCTTACGCTGCTGCCTTGGCAGGAATATGTGCTAAAAGATTTGCTGGCAGTAGATAAAGCTGGCAAGTGGCGCAGAAAGACATCGTTGCTTTTAGTAGCGCGGCAGAATGGAAAGACACATCTAGCACGTATACGCATATTGGCCGGTTTGTTTGTTTTTGATGAAAAGAATATAGTGGCTATGTCATCTAACAGGGGTATGGCCTTAGATACCTTTCGCAAGGTAGTTGAGGTTATTGAAGATAACCCAATGTTGATGGCTCAGGTAAAGCAAATCCGCGTGGCCAATGGCCAAGAATCAGTAGAGCTTCTTAATGGGGCTAGATATGAGATAGTCGCGGCAACAAGAGATGGTAGCCGTGGTAAGACCGCGGATTTGCTATACATTGATGAGTTACGTGAGATAGATGAAGATTCATGGACAGCTGCTAAGCCTATTACTAGGGCAAGGCCAAATAGTCAGATATTTATGACTAGTAACGCAGGGGATGCCTATTCAAGCGTATTAAATGACTTGAGATCTAAAGCATTGTCATATCCACCGCCTACAATGGGATATTGGGAATATAGCGCGGATGATTTTGCCAAGATAACCGATAAGAGCGCCTGGTATCAGGCTAACCCAGCATTGGGCTACCTAATTGATGAATCAACCATTGAAGAAGCAATAGCCACATCTAGCGTTGAAGCTACACGCACCGAAACCCTTTGCATGTGGATTAGCGCGCTTAAATCGCCATGGCCACATCAAGCATTTGAAGATTTAGGCTTTGCTGAGCTAAAACTAGAGCCAGGCAGGTTGACTATATTTGGCATGGACATATCGGTTAACAAAAAGATGGCAAGCCTAGTTGCTGGTCAGATTATGGATGATGGCAAGGTTGGCGTAGGCGTTATAGCGCAATTTGAAAGCCAAGTAGCCATAGATGAACTTAAAATGGCTATTGAAGTCAATGAATGGGCTAAGCAATACAAACCAAGGATGATTTGCTTTGATAAGTACGCCACCATGAGCGTTGCTGAGCGATTAAGCCAATCAGGCCATAAGATTCAAGATATGTCTGGAACTGTGTTCTATCAGGCTTGCTCTGATCTATATGACAGCATAGTTAACTCTAGGATTGTACATGCTGGGCAACAATCGCTAGTTGATAGCATGAATAACTGCGCGGCTAAAGAATCGGATGCCGGGTGGCGTATCGTGCGCCGTAAGTCGGCTGGGGATGTATCAGCTGCCATCTCATTAGCCATGGTCGTGCATCAATTGCTAAAGCCACAAAGCAAGCCACAAATCTATGTGTAAAATGCTAGATATGTCCGTTTTGTGTGCTATCATTAAACGATGGGTCTACTAGATCGTTTTCGCCCTGCAAAAATAGAGGCGCAACTCGCACCGCCGTTAATGACGGATTCTTTTAATTATTTTCTCCCATTAGCATTTAATCCAGTAGGTAGAGAAGAAGCTATCAGCGTACCTTCAGTTGCTAGATGCAGGAACTTACTTTCAGGAACTATCGCAACTTTTCCGCTTTGTTTATACAAGCGCAGCACAGGTGAGAAGCTAGGAAAACCTGCTTGGCTAGAACAACCAGCAGCATCACAACCTAAAGCAGTAACAATTGCTTGGACAGTAGATTCATTACTATTTTTTGGCGTTGCATATTGGCGCGTAACAGAAACTTACTTTGATGATGGCAGGCCAGCACGATTTGAATGGATTGCACCTGGTCGTGTGTCATTTGATAGTGATCCTGTAACTAAGTACATCACACGTTATTACATTGATGGTAGCGAAGTGCCTATGTCTGGCCTTGGCTCATTGATTACATTCCAAGGATTAGATGAAGGTGTATTAGCACGTGGCGCACGTACTTTACGTGCTGCAATTGATTTAGATAAATCAACTAGCGTAGCAACGGCAACCCCAATGCCTTCAGGTGTCATTAAGAACACCGGTGCAGATTTAAGCAAAGAAGAAGTAGACGGCATATTAGCCGCATGGAAGTCGGCACGATCACAGCGCGCAACAGCCTATCTGACAAGCACTTTAGATTACGTGCCGACTAGTTTTAGTCCTAAGGACATGGGTTATGTAGACCTAATACAAAATATGAGTACGCAAGTAGCACGATTGATGAACGTACCTGCATATTACATAAGCGCGGAAATGAACAACAGCCTTACGTATTCTAACGTGCAAGATGAACGCAGACAATTTGTATCTCTATCACTTGCGCCATTTATTCATGCCATTGAAGAACGCTTGAGCATGGATGATTTAACAGCTCGCGGAAACATTGTCAAGTTTGATGTAGAGGATGCTTTCTTGGCAGTAGATGCACTAGAACGCCTAGCAGTAATTGAAAAGATGTTGACCCTTGGGTTAATTACAGTAGAACAAGCCATGGAAATGGAAAACCTATCACCGAACGGAAATGCTGATGCACCTAACGTTTACTAGCGATTTAGAATGCTCAATAAGTGAGCGCACCATCTCTGGCAAAATTGTGCCGTTTGATGGCGAGATTGGGCAGACATCTGCCGGCAAAGTTGTATTTGAAAAAGGATCTATTGAGATTCCAGACAGCCCAAAGCCAAAGCTTTTGCTAGAACATGACGCAAAAAAGCCTATTGGCCGAATGGTGTCTTACAGAGAAGATGAAGATGGCATGTACGCTACATTTAAAATTAGCAACACGACACGCGGAACAGATGCACTTATTGAAGCATCTGAGCAATTACGTAGCGGCCTATCAGTTGGCGTTGAAGTCATTGATGGCAAGCGCGAAAATGGCGTATATCGTGTACTAAAAAGTAAGATGGAAGAAACAAGTCTTGTTCAAGCTGCTGCGTTCAAAAGCGCGGAAGTTTTGAGCGTTGCTGCATCTGAAGATGATGCTGCAAAAGAAATAACAACCCAAAACGAAAGCGAGGCCGTTGTGGAAGACACAACAAACGCCGTAGCCGTTGCGCCTGA